GTGCCAACCATGCATTCTGTAATTGTACTGTTGAGGCGCATAAAGCTAGAAGTTTTGAGGGTCAGCTTCCGTCCAGTGTAAGTAATTGGCATGGGGGCCACCTCGAAAACTCGAGCCTTTTTCTTGTTATAATGCACTTCATCCTTGATGCATGATGTGAACAATGGTCGAATTGGTTCTCCGACTTTGTACTTGGCTTCGTATTCTTTGACAAAGTCCTTTATCTCTTGTTCCACATCCCATATTGGGCCCTCGTAGTCTGTGTATGGTTTATAGCTTGGGTCAGGATTCTCAAACATCATTTCTGATTTTGGTCCTTCAAATGGTTCTCCCCAAACTGAGGCCCGATTCATTGGTTCCTCGTACAACTTGCAAGTGCCGTTCAGTACCTCAAAGTCAGTCAAAGGTCGGAACTCATGTTTTGACGAGATGCCAGCCAGCTTAACGTCCCGCATGTAATCCTCATATGCCCACTTGAGTGCTTCGGCAGGAAAACTCTGTCCTGAGACTGCTATGGCATCTGCATTTTCTTGAGGCCCAAACCACGCTGGTCTGGAGACAGGCGGCACGTATTTTGAAGTGTCTACCCCGCAAACCTCACCAACAGTGTCACGAATGCAACTTGGAGTAACTTGACTCTTGAAGGTTGCCCGCTTGGTGGTTGTTCCAACAACGGTGAATTGGGCATCATCCGTAGTATACCTCAGTGCCGATTTGTAATGAGGCTCCTCGACTTTGAAGCCTCTCACTTGAGTTGATAAGTTCATACTGCATTCGGGCAGCAGAGGTTGAGCATGTGGGTACAACAGTCTGTAATGTTTTATGGCTTCAGTAATGTCATGTTGTGTAACAATAGAACCAATGCACAAATTTGCCTGTTTAGTGCTACCAGCGGCGTGGAATCCAATGATATGACTGCATCCTCCAGCTGCAACAACTGGACTACCACACATCCCAACGGCATGACCGCCAGGTTTTATGTACTCAAATCCAGTATATTTTCCTACTGTTGGGACTTCTACCTCCCTAACTCGTTGAACTCGCACTGTCTCTTGCGTCGCTTCCTCACGTGGTTTGCGACACATAGAAACTGCAGTAACTAGGGATGCATCACGCTTGATGGGAAAATGTTTGATGATGTTCTTCTATCTCCTGTCTCATTGACCATCAAAATGGCACTATCAGAATCAATGACATAATAACAATTCTTCACGTCGACCTCACATCTGAAACAGTGGCCCTTTTTGGGCTCCCCACATCTCATAACGAGTGTGAAACGAGTCCCTGGATGATCCACAAGCCAATCCCGCATGCGGGTTATGTAATGTGCTGTTACGATCATGTATCCAGAGCACGGTATTTGGCCTACAATGGTGCCCACTTTCTCATCATCTCTGTATATGTCACCTGCGTAATTGTTTCTTGCAATAATTGGCAACAAATCGTCAGAAATAGTTGTTTTGGAAGTGGAACCAAGGTGAGTTCTGTCCACCATTGGTTTCTCTTTGTTCCATGGAAATGCACCCAAATTTCTGTAAAACGGGTCATCCATAGGAGTCGGAATGAACTCCTCGCCTTCAGCTGCTAAGCTATCGCGATTTCGGCGCATTGTCCGATACACTTGACAAGCCAGGATAATGGCAGCACTAACCCCAGTGATTTGGGCCAGTGAAACCTTCCGCCAGTTCGACATGACGAAAATTCTCTGACGAGAAGTGAGAGCAGTAGAGTGCAAATTGTCTGCTACACTAACTGCTGCAACAGTTCCAACTGAGGCGACCGAAACACCAGCAAAAATGCACAAAGCTGCTGGTGCAAAGAAAATCATTGGACCAAAGGCTATCATGGCGGAACTTGCCGTCACAACAGTCAAGTTCTGTGCTAGTGCATCATCTATATCACAAGCTGCATTGGGAGTTA